TTGGACTGCTAGAGAATACATGATGAACTATCGGGAAGTACCCAGACCTCACCCCGAAATGTTTGACGAACAGGGAAATCTTATTCCCGATGAGGTAATTGCATTTAACTTTGAAAACTATCATGACAACGAAAGCAACAACGACGAAGAAAACAACGAGGACGACTAAGCCAAAGGCACAGGTTGTAAAAGGTTCTCAACAAGGAATTCCTAATCTTCCCAAAAATCCTTTTGTTTTTGAGGTTTTAGACGTTGTATCTAAACAGAAAACAAAAGCGAATAAGATTAAGGCTCTGAAGAAGTACGAAGAAAAACATCTCAAGATGATTTTTATTTGGAACTTTGATGAGAGTATCAAGTCAGCTCTTCCAGAGGGTGAGGTTCCTTATTCTGGATTTGAAGATCAGGCAAGTTCCAGCGGATCTTTGTCTACAAAGATTGATGAGAACGTTCGTCGAATGCATGACACTGGTTCTTTCTCTCTTGGTTCTAGCGATCAAAACGGACACACCACTATTCGTAGAGAGGCAAAGAATTTTTATTACTTCATCAAGGGTGCATCTGATGGTGTGAGTACTGTTCGTCGTGAAACTATGTTCATTAATATCCTTGAGGGACTTCATCCACTTGAGGCAGAAATTCTTTGTCTGATTAAAGATAAGAAACTTGGGGACAAGTACAATATTACTCAAGAAATTGTGGCAGAGGCATATCCAGATATCACCTGGGGAAACCGTGTAAGATGAAAATTCTTTTTGAAGATTGTGATAGTGAGAAGGCAGAGGATAGAACTTTACCCTATAGTGCTTACATTATCACATATAAAGTTGATGAACAAATCAAATATGATATTGCAAGTGCTCCGAAGCGTGTAGATATCTTTGATTACTATTGGGATAAGTATCGTGAAGGGTTCATGGACATGAAACAAACAGAGGGTAGAACTAACCCTAGAGTCTGGGGTAACAAACCACCCTCCGAATCCAAAAAGCGAAAGTGATTCCCGGAAACGGGGAAAATTTTTCCGGCAAATTTTTTCGCGTGTAGGGTTTTTATGATTGAATATGAATTTCCTTATGATAGTTTTATTGGTGGGTGGTTTATTGATGAAAAAATATGTGATGGATTAATTGATTTTTTCAATAATCTAGAACCTCAATATAAACAACCTGGACGTATGTACCGTAATGGTAGAAGAAAAATCGTACCAGAGGCAAAAGACTCACTAGATTACTGCTTCAGATATGAGGAGCATGTGGAGCAGTATAAAACATATGTTGATGAATTACTAAAAGTATCACAACTTTATTCAAAAAAATATGTTGACTGTGATTGTGTTTCATCATTTGGACTTCGAGAACCAGCAAATATCCAATATTACAAACCAGGCGGTGGATTTAAAACCTGGCATTGTGAAAGAACTAATCTTGGGGTATGTACAAGACACCTAGTTTTCATGACATATCTGAATGATGTGGAAGATAATGGCGGTACAGAATTTAAGTATCAAAAGTTGATAACACCTGCTAAAAAGGGATTAACATTGATATGGCCGACTGACTGGACACATACACACAGAGGTATCGTTAGTGAAACTCAAGAAAAGTACATAATTACTGGTTGGCTCAATTATATTTAATAAATGGTAACACAAGTTACAAAACTGCTTGACTATATAGAATATAGGGTATATAATACCTTTACGTTCATCAGAGGAAACTCTGACGCAAGTAAGCCGACTCGGAACGGAACGTTCATCCCATGGTAGAATTACTACTCTACGCTACACTTACTTGTCAAGAGGCTCATGTTCTCATGCAGAGAATCTCGACAAATGAGGATATGCCTCCACTGGTTAAAATCGAATTGGTTGAAACTGTGATGGAAGCATCTCCCGAGTGTTATTGGGACGCAAAAGCCGACTGAAGGAACGGGATTAACAATCTCATTTCTTTAGGAGTACAATCATGTCTCAAGTCGTTTACCGTGGCAATCAGTACGACACCGAAACCCACAAGGCAGAGGTGTTGGCAGAACTCAAGCGTCTGCGCGAACAAGAAAACTTCGATTTAATGTACCGTGGCGTCAAAGTCAAGCGTACATTTGTGAAGTAAATTTCAAGCCATGCAAGTTGTTTAATTCGGAGGGTTCTTGACGAACCCTCTTTTTTTGTGTATAATTATTTGAGAGGACTTTATTTTATGGACAAGGAAAAACTTAAACTAATCGTCCGTAATCTTGAACTTTTGGTTGATTCTTTAAAAGCTGAAGTGTACTCGGATACTCAGAGTTATCTCAACTATGAAGAAATTGTTCCTCATATTCAAGACTATGATGAAATTTTTGAGGACGATGACGGATACCCAGACTAATGGTTAGTAGATCTAAAAAACTTATAAAGTTGCTTGAGCGTCTAATCAAGCAAGATTATCTCTATACAAACGAAAAGATTCGTGAGATGAAATCACAACTTCGTGAGTTGAAAGAGCAACTCGCAGATATTGAAAAACAGAAATCTAAAGGATTTGGTAAATGAGTGTAAAACTGATAAGTGTGACTCCCGATGCGGAGCAGACAATGGCATATGTTGCCCGTGTGTCAAACCCCAATAACCAAGAAAACCCAAACTATGCCAAATTGTTGGGATATTGTATTAAACATAATCATTGGTCTGTCTTTGAGCAGAGTTTCATGACTCTGGAGATTGAGACTACCCGTGGTTTGGCAGCTCAAATTCTCCGGCACCGTTCGTTCACATATCAGGAATTCTCACAACGTTATGCTGATTCCTCCCTACTCTCAGAGACGATTCCCGTACCAGAGCTCCGTAGACAAGACACCAAGAATCGTCAAAATTCTATTGACGATATTGATGATTGGACTCAGACGAAGTTCGACATGAAGATGACTAGACTCTTCACTCAATCCATGGATTTGTACAAAGAAATGTTGGAAGCAGGAATTGCAAAAGAGTGTGCTCGTTTTGTGCTTCCCCTTGCCACGCCCACCAGACTCTATATGTCGGGTTCCTGCCGTTCTTGGATTCATTACATCACTCTGCGTTCTGCAAACGGTACTCAAAAGGAGCACATGGACATTGCAGAAGCATGTAAGAAAATCTTTGTCGAGCAGTTCCCCACCTGTGCAGAAGCCCTTGAATGGGTCTAAATAAAATACATTGAGATTGACTATGGCAACATACCCTGTTATTCATAAAGAAACTGGTGAGCAAAAAGAAGTCGTGATGAGTATTCATGACTGGAATCAGTGGTTAGAAGATAATTCAGACTGGCAGCGCGACTGGTCCGATCCTTCCACCGCACCAATGGCGACTGATGTTGGTGAATGGAGAGACAAACTTTCAAACAAGCACCCAGGATGGAATGAAGTGCTTGATAAAGTTGGCAAAGCGCCAAAAGCAAACGTAAAGAGACTCTAATGGCAAGAAGAAAAAGAGCATCTGCTCAACCTGTAGGGGTTGGACTTACTGCAAAGCAGATGAAGAGGAAAAAACCTCTCAATTCTGATTATTTGGTTGATATTGAACCTCTCACAGAAAACCAAAAAATACTGTTTGACTCATATGCTGAGGGAAACCATCTTGTTGCATATGGTTGTGCTGGAACGGGTAAAACCTTCATCACACTTTATAATGCTTTGAAGGATGTGTTAAATGAGAACACACCTTATGAAAGAATCTTTATTGTAAGATCTCTTGTGGCAACTAGAGAGATTGGTTTTCTTCCTGGAGATCATGAAGACAAGGCAGACATCTATCAAATCCCATATAAGAATATGGTGAAGTATATGTTCCAGATGCCTTCTGATGCAGACTTTGAGATGCTTTATGGTAATCTCAAGTCTCAGGAAACAATTAAGTTTTGGAGTACATCATTCCTTCGCGGAACTACATTGGATAATGCCATTGTCCTTGTTGATGAGTTTCAAAATTTGAATTTTCACGAACTAGATTCTATCATCACTCGTGTTGGTGAAAACACTAAAATTTGCTTCTGTGGTGACGCCGTACAGACTGATTTGCAAAAAGCAAATGAACGCAATGGTATACATGACTTTCTTAGTATCTTGCGTAAAATGCCATCTTTTGGTATGATTGAGTTTGGAGTAGACGATATTGTTCGTTCTGGACTTGTCAAAGAATATATTATCGCTAAAATGGAAGCAGGTTTTTAATGTTTAATCATGTTGATATTAATCTTCCTCAACTTGAGAGGGAGACTATTGATGGAGTAAGATATTATTCTGTTCCTGATGATGAAGAACTCCTTAGACTGGTTTCCATCACTTCGGTAACCAGTCATTTTAATAAGGAGATTTTTGTCAACTGGCGTAAGAAAGTTGGTAATGAAGAGGCAGATCGTATCACAAAGAAAGCTACAAGTCGTGGCACGGATATGCACACTCTTACCGAACACTTCCTGAAAAATGAAGAACTTCCTAAAGTTCAACCTATTTCAGATTTCTTATTCAAAATCTCTAAAAACAATCTCAAAAATATAAATAATATATACGCACTTGAAGGTTCCCTATATAGTAAACAGTTAGGGATTGCGGGAACTGTCGATTGTATTGCAGAATACAATGGCGAACTGGCGATAATTGACTTTAAAACGTCCAAAAAACCGAAACCACGAGAGTGGATCGAACACTATTTTGTACAGTGCATGGCATATGGTTGTATGCTGTACGAATTGACTGGCATATCAGTCAAAAAACTTGTAATCATTATGGCTTGTGAAAATGGAGAATGCGTCGTCTATGAAGAAAGAGACAAATCAAAATACATCAAACTTCTTACAGAATACATTAGAAAGTTTGTTAGAGATAAACTGGAACTCTATGGAACCGAATAAAGAACTAGAGCAAGCAATTGCCAGTAAATTTTTGACACCATCAAAATTTGCACTGGAAATTGAAAAAATTGTTGCTGAAGAAAAACTGAATTACATTGATGCCATTGTTCACTATTGTGAAATCAATGAACTTGATGTAGAATCAGTGACGAAGCTAGTTTCTAAACCTCTCAAGGAGAGACTTAAGAATGATGCTATCAATCTGAATTTTATGAAAAAAACTTCGAGAGCAAAATTGCCTTTATGAGTGTGAGCCCCTTTGAAACTTATCAACATTATTTGTCACTCAAAAATCACTTTACAAATCCAAAATACGACTTCTTTAAGTATGGGGCAAAAACCCGTGCTTCATTGACATCTTTCAATAAAAGGAAAGATAAGTATTGGTTTGAGAAAACTTCCCGTAAGTATTCCGACAAAGAAGTCGTTGATTTTCTAGTATCTAACTTTTCTTCCGCCGATAACCCGCAAAACTTATGGATTGGAGAAATTATCAATTCTGGCGAAAGAAACTACGCCGAGTGGATGAAAAGACAGCAGAGTTTGACTTACTTGTTCAAAGAGCAAAGCAACGAATTGCTCTCGGAGAACGAATTAGAGAGTCTATTCGACTGCTCGAAAGGACATCCAAAAATTCTCAAAAAGTATCTAAGCGGGAGTTTATCTCTAGAAACCTTAACAATCTTAGAAAAAATATTCCATTTCTCAAAAGACTTTGATAAAAAGTTAGACGATCCAGTGTGGGAAACCGTCAGTTTAAAATTGAAAAAGTATTGTCCGTTCATAAATATTGATGTGTTCCAATATAAAAAACTTTTACGAGATATTGTAAATGAGTGATTTTTTCGATTCCGAAATTATACAAGAAGAGTTGAAGGAGATTAATACACTCCAAGAGGAGTGTTATGGAAGTCTAATGACTTTTGGTGGCATGGATCGTCAAACAAAACTGGAACATATTGAAATGCTACAGACTTTGCTGGAGAAGCAAAGAATCATGTATACTAGATTATCTCTTTCAGACGATCCACAAGCGATTGAAATGAAAGAGAATCTTCGCAAATCAGTTGTAATGATGGGTTTTCCAGCAGAGACTGATATGCAAGTGTTATTCGACAGTATGAAGAGAACAATTGATTCGCTCAAAGACTTTCTTGACACCTGAGCAAAACTTCGTTATACTATCCGAGTAAATCCCCCGAATCCAATTAATCCGAGGTAATCCAAATGTCTTTCGCAGACCTTAAAAAGCAATCTAAGCTTGGCAACTTAACCGCAAAACTGGTTAAGGAAGTCGAAAAAATGAATAATAATGGTGGTGCCAGTGGCGACGACCGTGTATGGAAACTAGAATGTGATAAGAGCGGTAATGGTTATGCCGTTATTCGTTTCCTGCCTGCACCCGATGGTGAAGACCTTCCATTCGTGAAACTCTACAGTCATGCATTCCAAGGTCCTGGTGGTTGGTATATTGAAAATTCTCTGACGACTCTGGGACAGAAAGATCCTGTCTCCGAATACAACACGATGCTGTGGAACAACGGCACCGATGCTGGTAAAGAAGCAGCACGTAAGCAGAAGCGTAAACTGACTTACATGGCAAATGTCTATGTTGTCAAAGATCCTGCTAATCCTCAGAATGAGGGTAAAGTGATGCTGTATAAGTTTGGCAAGAAAATCTTCGATAAACTGACTGCCGCTATGCAACCTGAGTTCGAGGACGAGGAAGCAATCGATCCGTTTGACTTCTGGCAAGGTGCTAACTTCAAACTGAAGGCAAAGAACGTTGCTGGTTATCGTAACTATGATTCTTCTGAGTTTGCATCACAGTCTCCACTCCTGGACGATGATGATGCGATGGAAGCAATCTGGAAGAAAGAGTTTTCTCTTGCAGAACTCGTTGCTTCCGATCAGTTCAAGACTTATGATGAATTGAAGAAGCGTCTTGACTATGTTCTTGGTGTCAAAGGAACTCCTAAGTTCCAAGATCAAGAGACTATTGAGGAAGAAGAAGAATTCCGTCAACAGAGTTCTGCTCCCGTTCCTCAATCAATGAAAGAGGAGCTTGACAGTCTTTCTCCTACAAAGGTTGATGATGACGATGACACTCTTTCCTACTTCGCCAAACTGGCAGAAGACTGATACTAGAAGATGAAAAGTGATTACACAATAGACCGTGTAAGCAAATCCGAAGCCGCAGAGTTACTTCTGCGGTTTCATTATTTAAAAGATATATCAAAAGGTTTTAAATCTGGTTATAACTACGGGTTGTATAAAGATAACGACTTTTCTCCTCTAAATATTGGAGGCATACAGGGAGTTTGTATCTTTACTGGACTTCCTGTTCCTGAAATAGCAAAAGGAGCATTCGGACTAGAAAGAAATGAGCAACAAGGACTCTTCGAACTCTCAAGACTCTGTATCCACCCCGATACTCAGTCCAGCGAGTATAATATCACTTCTTGGTTCGTATCAAAGACGATTAAGAGACTTAGAAAAGAAACAGAAGTCAAAGCAATTATATCCTATGCTGATAGCGATCGTCATAGCGGTACAATCTATCGGGCTTGTAATTTTAGGTACTGCGGTTTATCGGATGCAAAAAAAGACTTT